AATCTGGAAGCTTACTGTGTGGCCGCTTCCTACTATTACTTCTCGTGCCATTGGGTCGTTAGTACCCTCAAAAATAGCATTTCCAAATATAGCACTTCCAAATACAGGGGGCACTGGAATTCCTGTTAGTATAATATCTTCGGGCTGTGCGACATCTGAGTCTGTAAAATCAAACTGAGTTCTAAGTATTGGAGCTAATTCACCTTCAGGAGAAACTGAAAGCTTAATATACTTCATTGTCTTTCTTGTTCCCGCATCACCAAAGTCTAAGAATGGAGTTGTATACTTAGCATCAATATTAAAATTAGAACCGTTCGCAGAAAAAGCTCCACCTACATCGTGGTTGTAGATGTAGCCTGAGTTGTCTCCGTGATATATTTTTTCAATACCAGACGAGTTAAAATCTGAAACTATAGACGCTGCTTGAATTCCTTTGGTTTCAGACCACTCAAAACCGTTACGAGTTAGCGTACCTATAATTCCTCGTGACTCTGTAGACTGTTCAGCAGCCGTAGAATAATACAGTCGATACTGTGAGCGTCTACGCAATACGCAACTGCTGATGTTATAATCATCAATATCTCTAGATATTAAAGATGTTATAGCTTGTATTTGTCTGCTTACAGAACCTAACTCAACGTCACCAATACGCGCTGTACCTGCGACTGTACGAACACCATCAGGCGAAAGAAACACTAAGTCACCGCCAATTTCTTGAATGCTGTAATGACTTAAGCAGCCTACGTTTTTAGCAATTGGTACGACAGCAATGTTTTGAGAGTCGTTAATGTTAATAAGCTTGTATATACTGTTTTTACAGAATATAAACAAATCTGTTCGGAAGCTTTTAAGACCTACTACTTGGTCATCAATTGAAACACTTCCTGCTCCAGCGCCTGTAAAGTTATCAGGCTCAAGAGTGTGACTATAATAAATAGTGTTCTTTTCTGTTGGAGCGCCTGCGACTACAAAGTGCTTGTCGTGAATAACACCTACAGACGGAGATACTGTTCCGCTTACTGTGACTTCTTGTACAAAGAAAGTTCTAGTAGTTAAAGCTCCTGTGCCAGTCATCTTAAACAACAGGGGTTTGTTTTCGCCGTCACATATTAAGAGTTGTCCGTATGCTTCGTTACCTTCAAATATAGTGATGGAGCATTTCTTTTGATTTGTTCTTGTAAGTACAGAACGGCCTGTAAAAGTAGTATAGTTGTCACCGCTGCCGTGAACTCCCGCTTTGTTTATCTGAAGCCATGAAGCTCCGTCAGTTGTAAAGAAAATGTCAGTACCTGAACATGCAACAAGTCCGTCTGCATATACAGCTAAACCTAAAAGCTTTTCACCGCCGTTGGGTCGGGCTGTACCTAAAGACGTATAACCGTTTATTCGTCTGTATCCACCATCAGGGTCTACTTCAAAGTTTAAAAGCTCTGTAGCAAATCCCGGCTGTCCAAGCATTTCAAGCTGGTTGAGGTTAGTGTTTAACCCGCCTCTACATGAAATACCAAAAGGTTGTGAAGCTGCCATATTATACGAATCTCACTCGGTCATCTGTGATGTATGTTGGTACAGGTTCTATTAAGTTTGATTTCATGCTTCGTAACCCTTTTTTGTAGTCGTCTAATGCAAAAGCTGCTGACTGGGGGTTGTCTTTAAACTGCCACATGTAATATCTGGCTTTAGCGATTAGCACAGGAGAGTACATGTCTGGAAATAATAATGTGTCTGAGTGTGCGCTAAGTCTTGTTGGAAGGTTCCAAGCAAAGAACCAAACGCGATATGTCTTGTCCGGTATTGGACTCAATCCAAACTTACGTGCGTCTGGACTGCGGATGACGCGAGAAGGCTCACCAAAGGCTTGCGAATCTGCATCATCTAAATTTTCTGGGACTCTGTAAAAAGTTTTCCACTCTTCGGTGGTAGTGAACTTCAAGTTTCCCGCTGTGTGTGGGGCTGTTTCCCCTGACACTCCTACTGTAGTAAAGTAGAAGTTATCCCAATCTATTGACCCATAGTCTGTTGTTATGTCAGAGCTTGAGGCTTTCAACTCATACCATCTTGTACCTGCTGTAGTTTCTACGTATACGTTTCCGTACATGGGGTCTGTTTGACCGCTTTCAGCAACAGACAGAAAAGGCCATTGCGGTTCAGCGTTTATAATATCAAAATAAGCTCTATTAATATTGTCTTTAGCATGCTGCTGTACACTTTTAGCTTGCGCGAAGTTAGTAGTTGTAAGCGTGACTTCATTCAACTCACGTAAAAGTTCATTTGTTAAATCTAAGTAAGTTGTAGACATATAATATTTAGCCTTTTAATTTATTAAAGATTGGGGGCCTTTTACAACCCCCGCACTTATTTAGATACAGCTTATACGTTGTAGAACGCACCAACGAGTGCTTCGTCACGAAGGACTTTAACACCGAATACGTGCAAACCACGACAGATGTCACCGAAGCTATCTGGGTCACGAATGACTTCAGTGCTGGTGATAGTCTGTGCAGTACAAATAGCTGACATGTGTCCAGCTAGAATCTTGCCATCAGCGTTGCTTGGAGAAGCTACGTTGTTAGACTTGTACATGCTGAAGCCACGTAGCTTACCAGAAGTAACGAGACCGTTACGGATGGAGCCTTGACCAGCATTGAAGTCAACAGACAATAGCTTAGAGCCAGACTGAGACAGTTCTTCGTAGAAGCTAGGAGGTGCAACTACCCAACGACCTTCTTCTGGTACGTTCTGCTCGTCAAGAAGACGGGCAAACTTAGCCAGCAAATCAAGAGGGTCAGTTACGTCTAAGCCAACTGCGCCTGAGCCGTCATATACGCCAGCACCGAGGTGAGTGGCGCTATCAGTACCGAGAGTATGGTCAGGGCTAGAAGCAGATAGACCAGAGAATCCAGCAGCAATTACAGCAGTGTCAAATGCGTCACGCAAAGCGTAAGCAGCAGATGAAGCAGCAACTTCTTTAAAGTTTACGTGAGACATAGAAGTTTCGATGTCGTCTACGATGAACTTGAAAGCGTTGGCTGTGTCAACAACCAGATTGATTTCTTGGTCAGTTAGCTTAGTAGCAGTAGTGTCGCTACCACGAGTATAGGCGCTAACGCTAATTACTGGCTCTTTAATGATTCGTACAGAATCACCGAAGGCAGAGATTTCACCTTCATAGTCAGTGTTAGTAATAGCTTCTGCAACCGATGCTTTACGGAAGAAGTTAAGAACTTTCTTCGAGTAAACAGCAGGCAAGAAGTACGAATTAGTCTGTCCAGCGACAGAGTTCGCAAAGTTAGCATTTGTATCTGTTGAAGGTTCAAAATATTGAGCCATGTTATGTTTTCCTTATTAAAAGACAATTATAAATTTAAGCTACTACTCTGCCTTCTATAATGGCCGAATCAATTTCTTTTTCATACTTATCATAATCAGCCATAGACAGGGCAGCAATTTCCCGTTGTGACCATACTTTAGCTTCTTTAGCATCAACAGTAGTTGTTTTAGTTGATACCATATCAGCCGCCGAAGCTTTGGTCGAAGTTTGTGACTTTTGCGAAGTACCTTTAGAAACTTGAATACCACTTTCTAATTTATATAAATCAATAGCTTTGACTGCTAACTCTACGTTATCTGGATTATTATACACCCACTCCTGAATACTTTCCGGCTGTGACTTAGCCCACGAATGGAATTCATCACTTTGTCGAATATCTGAAAAGTCAGGATGTGCGGAGTAAAGAGTTTGTTCTGCTTCTTTACGTGCAATCTTGGCTTCACGTTCTTCAAGTGCTGAGAGTCTATCATTAGTCTCTACAGCGGGTGTCGGTTCTACATACTCGTCTTGAACTTGTTCTGCTTCAACTGCATCCTCGTGACGAACGGCCTGTTCAGTTTGCTGTGTCATTCGAGCTTCGGCTTGAAGTTCTTGTTCTTTCTGTTTAAACTCGTTAATCTTAGTATCGTAGTGTTTTTTTAAGTCGTCGTATCGCTTTTTATAATTAGCGTTTTCTTCATCAGGGGCTGCTTTAGAGGTGGCCTGACTAGGTTCGTGGTAAACTCCATCAGCACTTTGAAAAGGAGCGTCTTGTTTGCCGCCATAGTCTTTTCTCATGTTGTATGGATTTGCCGTTTCTTCTTGTTGTGTTTCTTGTACTTCACTCATTGTCACTGCTCCTTTTGGGGCTTGTCGTCTTTTCAAGGTAGCTACTTAACTCGCGACTGCTAAATAGGGCTTGATACTACAAGGTGGCCTCTAGGTTAAAGGTTGTGATAAGGGGCCTTACGGGTGGCCTTATCTATTTTTTCGTACACTAGGCATTGCATTCGCTGCAAGCATTTGGTCGTGGACTGCCTTATCAGGGTCTGTCATCTCGTCCTGCATGCCGCTAAGAATGCTTCCGCCCATGTACTTTTGCATCAGACCTCCATCATAAGCACGTTCAGCATCATCCATCATAGTTTGAAGCTGTTCTGTGCCTAGTTGGTCTGTTGCTTTTTTGGTGAAAACAAATTCACCGTCCGATAGCCTTGCAGGTATCGAATCTGATGTGCCTGTTCCGGGGCCTTCTACGGCTCCGTCACCTGCAAACTCTCCGGCTATATCCATGACTTTATCAAAGATGTCGCCTAAACGCTCATCGCCTTCTAGAGCGTTTAATAAATATTCTTGGTCTTCAGTGCTTAGGGCTTCGTCTAATACAAAGCCTGCATACTCATCTTCCATTTCATCGTCTGGTAGCTGTGAAGCTTCTACAGCAGCCATCTCTTCGGGTGGAATGTTGTCGTATGTATCTACAGGCATGTCGGGGGCCATTAACGAACCGCCTTCTGCTTTTTTTATTTTTTTATTTTCTCTATACATTTCGCCTGCTTTACGTAGCACAGGCTCGAGAAGGTCTACAAGCCCTTTAGGCGGCCCTTCAGAGCCGGGAATATATTTCATAATTTCCACTATAGCTTTATCAGCACCGTCCTCACCTGATTGTAATATATTTTCTAGCTTTTCTTTTTTTTCAACATTGCCGCCTTCTGCATATCCTGTATTTGTAATAGGAGCGTTGTTGCTTGGCTCAATGGGGTCAGGGCCTTCTAGGTTACTTATGCTTGCCTCTGGTTCTTGACCTAAAGGGTCGCTAGTGGAAGCAGCTTCTTTCGCTCCAAGTAAGCCTCCATCTAAAACTTTTTCTATTATGCCGCCTAAAAACTTGCCGTCACGGTCTTCGTTTTCAGCATCCATTTTTTGTAGGGCTTCAGAGATTGTGCTTCCCTCAAAGCCTCTTTCGACTTCTTGCCATCGCCCCATTATTCTTTGTTTGTCTTTGTCGGTTTCGGCTTTGTCCATAGACTCTTCCATAGCTTTATAAAGGCTTATGTACTTGTCAGCGTCTGAAATTTCTCCACCCTCTTTCTTTTCTACTCTTTCTTCCATGCTTGCAAACTTAGTTAGCTTTTTAAAATCTTTTTGCGATAATAAAGGCTTAGACTCTTGTTCAAGCTGTACTCTGTGTAGGTCAGTAATAAACTCAGCAATGGTCTCTTTAGAATCTACAATAGGCGAGTCAGCAACTTCGCTTAGAGATTCCATGATGAACTGCTTGTCCATCTTTTTGTTTCCACCCTGAAAATCAAAAGAGTTTACAAGCTTTGTAGTATCTTTTAAATTTTCTACTGCTGCTACAGGTTCCTGTGTCTCTGTTTCTGGCTTTACTTTGGATACGGCATCTGCCATCTCTTCCATTTCTACAGGCGTTGTGCGCTCTGGACTACGTGCAGCTACAACATCTTTACGTGCTTCGGATAGTAATGAATCTGCACCCTCTGCTGCTGCTTGAGCTACTGAGCCTACTGCATATTTTAGTTTAGGTACTTTCATTACTTTTCCTCTTTTCGTTTCTTGGCTTCAATAGCCTGTTCTTTAAGATTCATTAAGTTAGCCAGTGAACTCGCTTTCCCCTGCTTGCGGTACATTTCCAGTTCCGATGTTGCCACCGCCAGTCCCTGTAGCTCCAAGTTCCGGAGGTTGTTCAGGTGTTCCTTCAACGCCCCCCATAGCTCCTGATTGTTGACCAGCGGCCCCAGCCTGTTCGCCATTTCCTTGTCCAGCATTTTGCGCTCCTATGATTTGTGCCATGATTGCAGCTTCTTCAGGGTCATTAAGAATCTCGTCAGGGTCGAGGTCAAGGCTGTAAGCCAACTCGCTAACAATCTTAGAGATTTTAACAAACGGAGCAATCGCAGGGTTTTGTGCGGTTTGGAGAAACATTGTCAAACGCTGACTACGTACTTCTTTCTGCATCAAGCTGTTTGTACCCATAGCCCGTACTTCGAGGTCTCCTTGAATATCTAACTCTCCCTCAAAGAACTGCATGTTCCATTGGTAGTAAGCTTCACCTAGAGGCTTGAGTAAGAAGTCATCAATGTTCTTAATAACTGTTTTGATGTTTAAAGACGCTGCACCTAATAGCATTGACATACCAGATGCAGTGCGGGTCATACTCTGTACGCCTGTTTGTCCGTGTGAGTAGCTTGGAATACCTGTTTGTTCGTCTGCAAGCTGACGGAACTTGTCAAACATCATCATGTTTTCTTGTGATGTATTGGGAAACTTAACGCCGTGAATAGCCTGTCCCGGCATTCCAGCCTGTCGGCGGAATACTTTTCCGGGATAGATGTCCATGCTTTGACCACCAACGAGTGCAGACTCATCTACGTCAAACACTAATGAGCCTGACAGCGCAAGGTTATCAATTGCCATTCTTGCGTGACCGTTCATTATTTGTTGAGAGTCGTCCATATTCTCTGCAACACCAATACCAAAGAAAGAATAAGGATTACGTTCGTAAGGAAAGGCGTTGTAGGGTAATCTGTAAGGAGTAAATGGATTAACGACACCCCTAAGAAGCTTTCCATTGCTAACCCAAGCATTAACTTGAACTTCATCTAAGTCGTCCACTTCATCGGGGAGTTCCATTCCAACTTCTCTTGCATATTCGGCATCCATGATTCCCCAATATTCTAACACTTCAAACTGTCCAGACCCGAAATCTTCTGTTCGACTGTCGTCCTTAAGCTCAGACTCATAATCTTTTTCAGTATAGTTCGGCCCCATCTGCAAGCAACCACGTATTGCATCTTTGTTGAAGAAAGGCATTTTAGCTAATGCACGTAGTTGAGACTTATTCATTTTGTGTCTATGAACAATGTACTCACAGTCTTCTATGCTTGTTGCGCTAGGGTCTGGGAAGAAATCCCATATGCTTACAAACTCAATGCGTGGGACTCGTACTTCAAGAGGCTCGTAAGTTCGAGAGCCTTCTTCGTCTGATGTCCATCGACTTAAAGTTTTATTGTAGTTGAAAGGGCCTTTAACAATTCCAGTTCCAAATAAAGCTGACTCTAGCAGAGCGTTACGCAATTCGCTTGAGCCTCCCGATTCTTCAATCTGGTCGTGGATTAAAGTCTGCATGTTACGTGCTGCTTCCTTAGCCGGAGAACGCTCAAGCACTTGTGGGTCTGGGGAAGCTCCTTCTTTAAAGATTAACTTAGCTTGTTCAATAGCTTCAGTTAGTGTATCCTTAGTTGCTGAAAGTGTGGCTCCCGGCCCTAATACTTGTCCATCTCCCTCGTAACCTACATCGTAAGGACTTTTTGGCTTTTGGTCTTCTTGAGGCTCTTGGTAGCTAGGCGCACTAGTTTCTATACTGCCTGCACCGCCTTCGAGGTGTGTATACTTTGCAATTCCTTCAGGCAGTCGAGTTTCTCTTACGCCTATTGGAAATTGACCTGTACCAAAAATAACGTCTATTAGTTGACCAAAGGCTGCTAACACTTTTGTTTTTGTTACTTTTACGAATACTTTAGATTTTTCAGATGCTCTGAACCTTATATTTTTATTGTACATACCACGAAAGTTATGATAGGCTTTAAGCCATCTTCTTTCGTCTGCATCTCGTGCTTGTTCTGCGGAAGCATAACGGTCTTGTACTAAACCCACAAAACGGTTACGGACATCTTCTTCTAGGTCTAACTCTAATCCACCTGCAGTTTCTTCTTCTGCAAAGTAGATTTCGTTAGCTGTTCCGTACTCTTCGTTTTCTTCAGTCATTTATTAATATCCAAATGTCGAGTCAGACGGCGTAAAGTGTGATTCTTTTCTAAACTGCCTGAGTTGCTGTATCGTATCGTTGATACGGGGCCTAGCCATTATTAAGTATCTTAGTGCATCGTATGCGTGGTCTGATGCGTTTGTATCTACGTCTTCTGGCTTGGACTTATCTAAAGGAATACTCTGTAGCTCTCTTATTAGATTAGGACAAGTGTTGAATATTTGTATCTTAGGTCTTCCACTTGCTTTTAATCTTAAGTATTCGTGTATCTGTATTTTACCCTGTATTCTGTTCTTGTCTGCCCTTCTGAGCTTATGTCCGGCTTTCTGAAGCGTTTCTCCTACGGTTGGGCCTGTAGTACCTGTTCGACTCCAACACGCTGTATCAAGCACTCCGGCAACGCTAAAGGGGTCTTCATATTCCATTTCTGTTAGCATGTTAGCTAAGTCAGTACCTAAGAGACCTTTGCGGTACAACTCACGATAGATTATTAATGTTCCATCGCT